GTGTTCCTCTGCCGTCCGCAGGTTGCCACCCCGGGGGTTTTCGGGGGTTTCCCTGATGGGTAGGTCGGGTCCAGCCCCCACTCCCACCAATCTGGTGCTGCTGCGCGGCAACCCCGGCAAGCGGAAGGTCAACCGCAACGAGCCGAAGCCGCAGGGCGTGGCCTCGCGGCCGCAGTGGTTAAGCGCCGACGCCAAGGCTGAGTGGGATCGTGTGGCTCCAGAGTTGAAGCGCCTGGGCCTACTGACGAAGATCGACCAGTCCGCGTTCGCCTGCTACTGCGAGGCGGTTGGCGATCTCAAGTGGGCGACGAAGAAGCTGACGGTTGAGCCGCGCGTCATCGTCACCGGCAAGAACGGCTATCCAATGCCGCATCCCGCCATCGCCATTCGGCGGCAGGCGATGGAGCTGATCAAGAAGTTTACCCAAGAGTTCGGGCTTACCCCGAGCGGTCGGACGCGGCTTGAGGTGCCAGACCAGAAACCGAAGGATAAGGACGCCTTCCAGGAATACCTGCATGGCCGGAAGCCGAAGAAAAGCTGAGCACCCGGCCGAGCGGTACATCCGCGAGGTGCTGGCCGGCACGGTTGTTGTGGGGCGGCTGGTGCGCCTGGCGGTGGAGCGGCACGTCCGCGACCTGGATGACGGCCACAAGCGCGGGCTGCGCTTCGACGAAGATGCGGCCCGCCACGCCATCGACTTCTACGGCTTCCTCCGGCACTCCAAGGGCGAGTGGGCGGGTGAGCCGTTCGAGTTGTCGCCGTGGCAGGCGTTTATCACGTGGTCCCTGTTCGGCTGGATGCGGAAGAACGGGACGCGGCGCTTCCGGGAGGCATACGAGGAAGTAGCCCGGAAGAACGGCAAGTCCACAAAGATCGCGGGGACCGGGCTCTATGGCCTGGTAGCTGATGGCGAGCCCGGTGCGGAAATCTACAGCTCCGCGACCAAGCGCGAGCAAGCCCGCATTTCGCACAGCGAGGCGGTGCGGATGGTGAAGGCATCGCCAGACCTGTCCGGTCTTGTCAAACCCTTCCGCGACAATCTGAACATTCCAGGCACGGCCTCGAAGTTCGAGCCGCTCGGCGCGGACGCCGACACGCTGGACGGCCTGAACATCCACATGGCCCTGGTGGATGAGCTGCACGCCCACAAGAACCGCGACATGGTTGACGTGCTGGAGACGGCGACGGGCTCCAGGCGGCAGCCGTTGATCTACTACATCACGACGGCGGGCTACGACCGGACGTCCATCTGCCGGGAGATTCACGACCGCGCTGTCCAGGTTCTGGAGGGGCATGTCCCGGATGACAGCCTCTTCGCCTACATCGCCACGTTAGACGATGACGACGACTGGACGGATGAGTCGGTCTGGGTCAAGGCCAATCCGAACATCGGCGTCAGCGCTAAGTGGGCAAAGCTCCGGGCCGGGGCAGAGAAGGCCAAGGAATCGCTGGGCTACCGGAACACATTCCTCCGGCTGCACATGAACCAGTGGACGCAGCAGTCCACGAAGTGGATCGACATGGACGCCTGGACGGAGAGCGGGCAGACCCCGGTGGCCGCCGAGGACGTGAGCGGGATGCCGTGCTTCGGCGGCCTCGACCTGTCCACCACCACCGACATCAGCGCGTGGGTCATGGACTTTCCGCTGGAGGATGGCAACCACGTCTGGCTGTGTCGCTTCTGGGCTCCCGAAGAGCGGGCGGCACAGCGCCAGAAAAAGGACCAGGTGCCGTATCTCCAGTGGGCGAAAGAGGGGTATATCGAGCTGACACCCGGGGACGTCATCGACTATGACGTCATCCGTGAGCGCATCAACGAGGATGGGAAGCGGTTCAACATCCGGGAGATCGCCATCGACCGTTGGAATGCGACGCAGATTTCCACGCAGCTCGACGGCGACGGCTTCTCGGTGGTGCCGTTCGGTCAGGGCATCGCCAGCATGTCGGCTCCGTCGAAGGAGTTCGAGGCGCTGGTTATCGGCCGCCGCCTGCGGCACGGCAACAATCCGGTCCTCAACTGGATGGCCGACAACGTAGCGGTCAAGCAGGATGCGGCAGGCAACGTAAAGCCCGACAAGGAAAAGAGCAACGAGCGGATTGACGGCATCGTGGCGGGCATCATGGCGACCGGGCGGGCGCTGGTGAACGACTCTGGGATGAGCGTGTACGCGAGGCGCGGAGTGCTGGTCGTATGAGGCGCTGGAAGTTCAGGAAGTTCAAGTTGCCGTTCGACGGCTGGGATGTCCTGAAGGTGGCGGGTGTGGGGTTAATGGTGGTGGCGACGTGGTGGGGGTTGGGGCCGGCGGTGGCCCTTTTCCTGGCCGGTCTGGCGGTGTTGGCAGCCGGCTTCATCTGGGGCGGATGACATGGGCCTCCTAACACTTCAGCGTGCCGCAGAGAAGCGGGCGACCTACCAGCAGGCGATTACGAGTCTGAAGGAGCCGGCGAAGTGGCTCTATGACTGGTTCGGGGGTGGCACGTCGGTGGCGGGTGTGACCGTCAATGAGACAACCGGACTGGCCATGAGCGCGGTCTACGCCTGCATCCGGGTTATTTCTGAGGGCATTGCCGGGCTGCCGCTGAACGTCTACGAGCGCGTGGAGAACGGCAAGCAGAAGGCGGCAACACACCCCGTCCACAACCTACTGCACAATGAACCCAACCCGTGGATGACATCCTTTGTCTACCGCGAGACCCTGGCTGGGCATGTCCTGTCGTGGGGGAATGCGTACTCGTACATTGAGCGGAACCGTGCGGGGCGGCCCCTGGCGCTGTGGCCGTTGACGCCCGACCGGACGCTGGCCCGCAAGGTAGGCGGCAAACTGATCTACGAGTGGCGGCCGAGCAAGGGGGAGCCTGAGTATTTCCCGGCCGCCAGTATTCTGCACGTCCCCGGCCTCGGGTTCAACGGCATCAGCGGTTACTCGCCCATCGGCATGGCGCGGCAGGCCATCGGCATCGGCCTGGCCGCAGAGACAACCGCCGGGAGCCTCTTCGCCAATGGCATCAGCCCGAGTGGCGTGCTGGAACACCCGCGCAAGGTTGGTGACGAGGCGGCTACGAATATCCGCAAGAGTGTCGAGGCGGTACACAGGGGGCCGAGTAACAAACTGAAAATGCTCATCCTTGAAGAGGGGATGACGTGGAAGCAGATGGGGCTGCCGCCGAACGATGCCCAGATGCTCGAAAGCCGTAAGTTTCAGGTGGTGGAGGTGGCGCGGTTCTACCGGATGCAGCTCCACAAGATCCAGGAGATGGCCAGCGCCACGTTTAGCAATATCGAGCACCAGGCGATAGAGCATGTTGTGGACACGCTGCGGCCGTGGCTGGTGCGGTTTGAGCAGGAGTACAACCGGAAACTGTTCAGTCCCGCCGACCGCCAGCGATACTTTGCGGAGCATGTCGTGGACGGCCTCCTGCGCGGCGACCAGAAGAGCCGCTTCGAGGGCTACTCCATCGGGATGCAGAACGCCTTCCTGACCGTCAACAAGATTCTCGAACTGGAGAACGAGAACACCATAGGCCCGCTGGGCGACCGCCGCTATATCCCGCTGAACCTGTCGCCGATTGACGAGGAACTGCCGGAGCCGGAGCCCACGCCGCCAGCCCCACCGCCGCCCGAGCCCGAGCCAGAGCCAGAACCCGAACCGGAGGACCGCGCTGCAGAGAAGCGGGCGTTGCGCCAGCGGTCGGTGAAGCACCGGCAGCGGCTCCGCAAGGCATACCGCGGCCCGCTCCTGAAGGCCAGCAAAAAGGTCGTCGGCATCGAGGTCCGCCAGGTGCGCCGAGCGATGAAGAAGGCGCTGTCGGGCCGCGAGGTCCACGACCTGGTGGCTGAGCTGGAGGCATTCTACCGGGACTTCCCGGACACCGTGCGGGACATCATGCTACCGGCGCTCTTGCTCTATGCCGGCCAGATTGCGGAGGCAGCGGGTGAAGAGGTCGGCAGCTCGGGCGAATTGACGGATGACCTCCAGCAGTTCGTCCGGAACTACGCCGCGACGCTCGGCCTTCGGCACTCCCTGAGCAGCCAGAAGCAGCTCGGGGCGCTCCTGACGGACGCGACGCTGGACCCCGCCGAGGCGCTGGAAGCACGGCTGTCCGAGTGGGAAGAGAAGCGCCCGGACAAGATCGCCGACCGCGAGGTGGTGCAGGCCGAGTCTTCAATATCCAGGGCGCTATGGGTGGGGGCGGGCATCTCCACGCTGGTCTGGGTGGCGAGTGGTGAATCCTGTCCGATCTGCGCCGAGATGGATGGGCGAATCGTGTCCAGTACCAGAAACTTCGTCGATGAGGGAGGGGCCGTGGACCCCAAGGACGGCGAGACCGCGCCGCTGGTGACGAAGCACGGCGTGGGCCACCCGCCATTGCACCAGGGTTGCATGTGCAGCGTGGCACCGGGATAGGAGAATAGACCCATGCCGAACAAGATCGAGAAGAGATTCTTTCCCATCAGCGAGATCCGCGCCGAGATGGACGACGAAGAGCCCCGCATCACTGGCCACGCCGCCGTGTTCAACGTGCTATCGGGCGACCTGGGCGGCTTCCGCGAGAAGATTGTGCCCGGGGCCTTCGCGCGGGCGCTGACTGGCGACGTGCTGGCGCTCTGGAACCACGACACCGGGCTGGTGCTGGGGCGGACCTCGGCGGGCACGCTGGAGCTCCAGGAAGACGAGCGGGGGCTGGCCTTCAACAACAAGCCCCCCGCCGCGCAATGGGTCCGGGACCGCATGGAATCCATCCGCCGTGGTGACGTGACCGGCGCGAGCTTCGCGTTCGAGGTGGAACGTGACGAGTGGGAAGAGGGGCGCGATGGTGAGCCGGCCCTGCGGACGATCCACGAGTTCCGGGCGCTCCACGAGGTTTCTCCCGGCGTGGCCTTCCCGGCGTATCCGCAGACGGACGTGGCGCTGCGGTCGCTGGAGGCGTGGCGGGAGGAGAACAAGCCCGAGCCGCCGGGCCGCTCCGTGGACTTCGCCCGGCGCGAGGTGGACATCGCGGAGGCCGTGTAATCCAGGAAAGCGATTGACGGGTGCAAGGCCCGGTAGTTGATTTGACATGACGTAGCACCCAAGGCGTGACGGCTGTCTCCCAGCGGGGAGTGGACGCAATCGTATCCGGCAGTCGTCACAGGTAGCCCGCCCCACTGGCGCAACCGCCAGCCCATGCTGCCGATGGCACAACTGTGCCTGTCGGTAGTGCCCACCAACACGGGCCCCCCGGCACGGCACCCCAACAACGGAGACTCACATGAAGAGTCTGGAACTGAGAGAGAAGCGGGCCAAACTCCTGGCCGACTGCCGCTCCATCGTGGATGCTGCAGAGAAGGACGGGCGGGCGACGCTGAACTCCGACGAAGAGGAGCGGTACGGCAAGCTCTGGGCGGATGCCGAAAAGCTCCAGACGGAGATCACCCGCGCCGAGAAGCTGGAGGCTGAGGAGCGCGACCTGGAGCGGTCCATCGACGATTCCGATGACGAGCCGCTGCCGGGCCGCGACAACGACCCCGAGGCCGAACAGCGCGGCGAGGGCATCAATTCGCCGGAGTACCGGGAGATGTTCAACAGGCATCTCGTGGACCCCAAGTACGAAGGCGAGCTTCGTGCCCTGTCGGCCGGCACGGACACCGAGGGCGGATACATCACCTCGCCGGAGGAGTTCGTCGCCCAGCTCATCAAGAGCATTGACGATCAGGTCTTCATCCGGCCGCTGGCGACGGTGCGGCAGACGCAGGCCGTGTCGCTGGGCATCCCCTCCCTGGACGCCGACCCGGCGGATTCCAACTGGACCGCCGAGCTGGGCACCGGAAGCGAAGACTCCACCATGGCGTTCGGGAAGCGGGAGCTGAAGCCGCACCCGGTGGCCAAGCGCATCAAGGTGAGCCGGAAGCTCCTGCGGGCCGCCCTGATGGGGGCCGAGGCGCTGGTGCGCGAGCGCCTGGCGTACAAGTTCGCCATCACCGAAGAGAAGGCGTTCCTGGCCGGGACGGGCGCGGAGCAGCCGCTGGGCGTGTTCACCGCTTCGGACAACGGCATCGGGACCGCCCGCGACGTCAGCACCGGCAACACCACGACCGCCTTCACTACCGACGGGCTGAAGGAGTGCAAGTACAGCCTCAAGGGCGGGTACTGGGGCCGTGCCCGGTGGATCTTCCACCGCGACGCCGTGAAAATGCTGTCCAAGCTCAAGGACGGCGACGGACGCTACATCTGGACTGACAGCGTGATCCAGGGTGACCCGGACCGCCTGCTCGGCTTCCCGGTGAGCATGTCCGAATACGCCCCCAACACCTTCACGACCGGCCTGTACGTGGGCCTGCTCGGCGACTTCTCGTACTACTGGATCGCCGATGCCATGGGCCTGGATATCCAGGTCCTCACCGAACTCTACGCCGCGACCAACCAGAACGGCTACATCGGCCGCCTGGAGACGGACGGGATGCCCGTCCTGGCCGAGGCTTTTGCCCGCGTCAAGTTGGCGTAAGGGGAGACTGACATGCAGAGCCTTCTCAAGAATTGCGCCATCGACTTCGCCAACGCTGCGGTGACCGCCGCGAGCAACACGGATGACAACTCGTCCATCTTCGACATGTCGGGATGGGACGGGATCATGTTCATGGTCACGATCACCGACAGCGCGGACACCGGCGTGGCAACGCTGACCGCCCAGGAGAACTCGGCGAACAGCGACACCGGCATGACCGCCATCACCGGCGCGGCGGCCGTCGCCACCAGCGCCGCCAACGATGACCTGAACTCCATGCTGCTCATCGTGGACGTCTACCGTCCGCGGGAGAGGTACGTCCAGGGAACCATCACCAGTGCGACGGCGAACATCGCGTTCGGGGAGACCATTGCCATCCGCTACCGCGGCAGCAAGGTCCCCATCACCCAGAGCACCACCACCGTGGCCACCGCCGTGGCCGTGGTCGGAAGTTAGCACTTTCCGTGTCTTGAGTGACTAGGCGTGGGGCGGGCGCGAATCCCGCCCCGCGCTGCAACCAACGGAGCAACCATGGCAGACGCCACCTACCAACCCAAGGTTTATCGCAAGCAGGGCAGTGACGAGCTCGTCATCGCGGCTGGCGGCAAGATCACCCAGGAAGACGGGGGGGCCTACGTCAGCCCCGTCGAGGTCGTGACGGACGACTTCACCGTCACCGCCGCCGAGAGCGGCAAGATTTTCATCGTCAACGCGGCCGACGTGACGGCCACGCTGCCCTCCACGGCAGCCGGCCTGACGTACACGTTCATCGTGCAGACGCTTTCCACCACGACGGGCTTGAGCATCAGCCCGGCGGCGGCGGACGCCATCCACGGTGGGGGGCAGGCCAGCACCGACAACAAGGACCTGATCAACACGGCCGCCACCGACGCCGAGGGCGACATGGTGACCATCGTCGGCGACGGCGTGGACGGCTGGTGGATCA